CGTTTATCCATTTTCATTCTTTAATCCCTTCACGTGGTTTCTATGAATCTTGCAGTTTATTATTCCGTTGAAATACTCATCAGACAAAAGGACTTCCCTGTCAAACTGCTCCTTAGCTTCTAAGTATCCCATTTCGCCACGACTGTTACACAAGTGAATAATCTCTCGCTTGAATGCCGTAGGTCCTTGCTCTTCTACAAGTAACTTCACTTCTTCGCTTGACCCGTAGTAAGTCATCCAATCTGACTCTTTGGTTACCTTTCGCTTTCTTGTCTTTCCTTTAAGTGCTGGCAAAGTACGCTTAGACTGAAACAACTTCTTGCCTACATACTTCTTACCGTTGTGCAATTGTGTTATGACATATACAAATCCAACGTACTTGTCAATCATCTCGCTAGTGAACTCTACATCATTTAAAGTCCACATATCAATCCCAAGAATCTATTTCTTCGTCCCAATCACCTATTTCACCTTCATCAATATCGACCTCAGATCCACATATAGGACAATACATAATTGGATCTTCCATATTAATCGTTTCTACTGTACACTCACTATCACAATATTTACAAACTATATCTTGTCTCTTCATTTAACTGCTCCACCTTTATACCACAGGCAACTAGGAATCGTACTCCATCATCATCTCTGTACTTCTGTTTATAAAACACGTTGTCTATTCCTGCACCGTAAATAAGTTTGGCACATTCAACACAAGGTGCGTGAGTAATATATATGTCTGCTCCTAAACCGCTTTCTGTAGAGCGGGCTAATTTAGAGATAGCATTTGCTTCTGCGTGAATCACTTCTACCTTAGTCGTTAGTATCACTTGCTCTAAGGCATCATCAGCAGGTTCCCACGTCATCCAGTCTGGTTTATCTCGGGTCTCGCATGAGTTATCCCAACCAGATGGAGTACCGTTATAACCTATACTAATTATACGATTCTCTTTAACGACAATTGCGCCTACTTTCAGTCGTATAGCATGAGAAAGAGACCCAAAGGTCTCCGCTGTTTTCATGTAGGCTTCTTGCCATTTATCCATATATGGACCACAACTGCTGGTATCCACCGATAGACTTATTGTCTACCTTTATTTGTGGAAAGGACTTTGCATCTGGAAACATTTCTAGCATTTCCTCACGTGTAAATTCCCTATTCAGCTGGTAGTAGTTGTACTCAAGCATCTTTGACTCACACAGCTTTTTAGCCATGTCGCAATATCCGCATTGTTCCTTACCATAAATCTCTATCATAAAGAGAAGCCTTTAAAAGTATCAGTGCTAACATCTTGTTTAGTACCACCACTTACGTAGCTAGTGATCTCAGTTTCTTGCGGTGCAACTTGAACTTCTGCTCCACTGATCCACTTCTCAGTCCATGGCAATGGGTTACTTGTCTTAGCATATGGACACTTAAGACCAACGTTCATCATTCTACGTTGACAGATAAACTCGATATAGTTAGACAGTAACTCAGTGTTGAGACCAATCATTGAACCATCTTTGAACAGATACTCTGCCCATGCTTTCTCTTGATCTACTGCGTCAATAAACATCTGGATACATTCATCCTCAGTCTCTTCTGCGATCTTGATAAAGTCTGGATCATCTTGCTTAAGGACTTTCAGTAACATCTGCGTAGACGCTAAGTGTAAGTTCTCATCTCGTGCAATCAGTTTGATAATCTTAGCATTGCCTTCCATCTTCTTCAGTTCAGCGAATGCCCACGAACAAGCGAATGATACATAGAAACGAACACCTTCGAGGATATTAACGCTCATCAATGTAAGCCATAATAGCTTCTTCAATTCATACAGATCAACAACAACTTCTTCACCATTTACTGTATGTGTGCCTACACCTAATAGATTGTACCAACTGCTCTGTGTGATTAGACCATCGTAATACTTAGAGATGTCGCCTGCACAGTCCATAATCTCTTGAACGTCCATCATCTCATCAAAGATTTTACTAGGATTACTATACACGTTACGAATAATATGTGTGTAAGAACGTGAGTGGATAGTTTCACTGAACGTCCAAGTTTGAATCCAGTTCTCAATCTCTGGTAAAGATACGATAGGAGAGAATGCCTCAACTGGCGCTCTACCTTGAACACTATCAAGTAATATCTGTCGCTTTAGATTACTCGTAAAGATGTGTTGCTCATGTTCGGTAAGTCCTCTAAAGTCCTTACTGTCTTGTGTAACATCTACTTCTTCTGGTCGCCAGAAAAAGCCTAACTGCTTCTCAGTCAGTTTGTCAAACGTTTTATACTTTAACGTATCGTACCGCTGGATTGTAGGTCCACCAGTCGGATCGAAAAACGCTAAAACTTTAGTGTGGTCTGCCTTGTTAGCAGTATCGAAAACACTCATCTATATCCCTCTAAAATATGTTCTATCTCGTTAATATAACATGCCCCGAAGGACATGTCAAGTACTATATCTTGCATGACTCACAATCTTCGTCATCGATGTCCGACTGCTCTAGTTCTGGCAATTCGCCCATCATCTTACTGACATCAAGTTCACCTTGACCATCATTGGTATTGAAATAGTACAACTGCTTACCGCCGTACTTGTAGAACATCAACATGTGTTGTAGCATAGTACTCATAGGTATCTTCTCATCTTCAAAGAAAATGGGATTATAACTAGTGTTGATACTAATGCCCTGATCGATATATTTTTGTAATACTGCCATGATTTTCAAGTATCCCTCTGGTGACTCTTGTTCCCATAGAAGATCATACTTGTTCTTTAAACGCTTGTACTCTGGTACAACTTGCTTCAATACACCATGCTTAGATTGCTTTACTGATATAAGCGAACGAGGTGGCTCAATACCATTTGTGGCGTTAGCAATCTGTGCTGAAGTCTCAGCTGGCATAAGAGCCATCAATGTACTGTTACGTATGCCTGTATCCTTTAACTGTTCACGTAATGTTACCCAGTCCATACGTTCAACATGTGGAATCAACTCATCAAGGTCTTTCTTATAAGTCTGATTAGGCGTAATGCCATGTCCATATTTAGTCTCCATGTTACCTGAAGGTGCACCAAATTCAGTTGCTAGATCAGCACTTGCTTTGATTAGGTAATATGACCATGCTTCTGCCCACTCATCAACTAACTGTAATCCTTCACTACCGATGTTCTGATATGTTAGATCATGTTTAGCAAGCCAATATGCAAAGTTAATAATACCAACACCAAGAGGTCTACGCTTTTCTGTACTCAGTTGAGCGGCAAGAATAGGATAGTTCTGATAGCTTAACAGTGCATCAAGTCCACGTACTGCTAAACGACATACACGTTCGAAGTCTGCGGGTGATTTGATATTGCCCCAATTGATAGCACTCAATGTACACAATGAGATTTCACCTTCTGGATCATCTAATGATTTAAGAGGCTTAGTGGGTAGATCAATCTCTGCACATAAGTTCGACTGGCGAATAGGTGCTAGTCTAGCAATAAAGCTACCATGATCGTTAGCATTGTCTACGTTCTGTAGATAGATACGACCAGTGTTTTTACGCTCTTCCATGAATGAACTGAATAGATCACTTGCTTTGACAACCTTCTTACGTAGTCGTGTGTTGCGTTCTGCACGTTCATATAGTTCACGGAACTTATCTTGATCCACAAAGAATGCATCGAATAGTCCTGGCACATCACTAGGTGAGAACAATGTGATATCACCACCACTGATCAAACGCTCATACATTAGTTTATTGAACTGTACACCGTAATCCATGTGACGGACACGATTTTCTTCTGTACCCTTATTGTTCTTCAATACTAGCATATCTTCAACTTCAAGATGCCAGATCGGGTAATAGATAGTAGCGGCACCACCACGGACACCACCTTGTGAACATGACTTAACAGCAGATTGAAAATGCTTATAGAATGGAATGATGCCTGTGTGAAAAGCATCACCCTTACGAATGGGAGAACCAATCGCACGAATGTTACCACCACCGATACCGATACCAGCTTTCTGACTCACATATTTTACCACAGATGCCGCAGTAGCGTTGATGCTATCAAGGCTATCATCAGTTTCAATAAGAACACAACTACTAAACTGTCTCTGCGGTGTTCTTACACCTGCCATAACGGGAGTGGGTAGACTAATATCATGCAAACTAATAGCATCATAATACTCTTTGATCCAACTCATTCGTGTATAGACTGGGTAATCTTGAAACAAAGAACATGCTATAAGAATATAACACATCTGAGGAGTTTCGAAGATATCTCCACTTACTCTGTTTTGTACTAGATATTTACCACGTAATTGTTCCATAGCCACATAAGTAAGATTTTCATCTCTCTCATGCTTAACGAAGGTATCAATCTTTGCCCACTCTTCAAGGTTGTATTTTGTAATCAACTCTTCATCATAGAATCCATTAGTTGTATTACGCTCAACTAACTCAATAACTGGACATGGTGTGTATCTACCATATACTTCTTTACGTAGTGAATAGTTTATAAGCCTTCCACCAACGTACTGGTAGTTAGGAGTCTCTTCGCTAATAAGATCCGCGGCTGCCTTAATAAGAGTTTCCTGTATTTCTTTTGAAGTCATTCCATTATAGAATTGTATTTGACTCTTAATCTCCACTTCACTAGGGCTAACACCAGTGATGCCTTCACATGCGTGAAATACAACCTTGTGTAACTTTTCAATATCGAGTGTTTCTTTAGTGCCGTTTCGCTTATTAACTTGTATCATTTGATCTTCCTGTTTCATATATAAACAGGACGGACCATCATGCCTGACAGTCAGTCCTGCAAATCCTAATTATTGATATATTGTTTAATCATTGGAAAAATGCGTGACACTGCCATGCCAATTTCTCTTGCAAGTTCCATGTGTTCTTTTTGGGTACCGTGTCCAGATCGCAATTCTACATAGTGAATCCATGATCTAATAGTGCCATTAGCGTACAAACGAGATATTGTATTACCCTCAGGTAAGACTGATCTTGCTTGCTCTTTTGCGATGCCATTATCTATAGCCCACTTGTAAGCGAGTTTAGATTCATGAATGATCATCTGCTGTTTCATTATCCACATCTTCGAAATCTCATCATCATCGCATTCAATCGAGTTCTGTCTGTTTACTGGATCTTGTAGTCTAGCTTCACGAATGACAAACGAGTTATCCATAGCTTCTGGATCAGCGTATCGCTGAGAAAACTCCTGAAACGAGAAAGACCTGTGACGTAGAAACTGTCGAGCAATATCACGTGTAGTCTCTACTTCAATAGTGGCAGATGCCATCTCGAATGGACTCCAATGTTTATGTTTTACCAAATACTTCAGTAGCTTCTCGCTAGTTGCTAAGTTCATCTGTCCTTGCGGATTAGATACCTTAGCACAGTACGCAATAAGGTCCTCTATGTTCTTTAACCCATCTTCTATTTCACCGACAGCGTAGGGTACAGGCTGTGTATGACCAATCAATTTTGCTTTCATCTTCTAGTGTTTCCTTATAATCTAGATTTAATAAATTTTCCCATGAGAAGTTTTATAGCTACAGTGCTAGGTAAAAACATCCATCTTGAGAATACGTATTTTTTGTTTTCCATTTCTCTTTTACTAACAAACTTCTTTTGAATGTTGTCAGCATACTGATCGCCATCATATCTCAACACAGCATGACCACGATCTGTTGTGTCAATATAACAATAGCATATCTTTGCCTTACGTGATATGAGGTTCCACCAGAACTTCACATAACTCTCTCCTGAGATGTGCCAAAGTAGAGTAAGTGCGAAGTCTTCACAGTCACCTTCTAACTTACCTTTAGCTGTCTCTTCTCTCATTATGAACCAAGCATCTCTTGACGCATATTGCTCAGTATCATATCTATACTTAAATTTCTTTCCGAGGCTCTTTACTAATTCTTCTTTATTCATTAACATTTTCTCCAGTAGCTGAGTTGTAGTTTACCATCCAATCCGTGGAACGTGTTGTTGTCTATGATCAACTCTAAATCAGCTTGATTCATATTAGATAATATCATATCATTGATGTCATTGTCAAGTAGTTTCTCTGGCCAAATGCAAACTTTATATCCTTTATCAATACACTTCTCCATACGAGCAACGATCTCTTTGTTTCGAGGCTCATTGTCAAATATGAATACAGCGTTCTCAGTGTTATTTAGTCCACTTGCATTACCGTCTGCACCTGCCATAGCAACAGCATTGTTCAAGAAGAGACTGTCTATAGGTCCTTCAACTACATAATACTTCTTCGTAAAGTCAACATCATTCAGACCAAACATCTTTGGCATAGAATCATCAATCATTATAGTTATATAGCGTAATGGCTCACTACCCAGTGAACGAGCATTAAATCCGAATACATTACCACCTTTGTCTATAAAGGGCATAATAAGTCTAGGTCTATCTTTAACCATAACAGGAAGTTTACCTGGAATGATAGAGTTTACCCACTCATTAAACTTAGGAGCATAGTATAATTTATACTGAACCGAAGCTGGGATTAGCCGTCTCTGCAAATAAATCTTGACCGAGTGGTCATGATGTAACTGAGACACTTTCTTAATTTTCAGCAGAGGTGAGCCCTTCTTACGAAAGTTTGGAGCTTTCATCTGCAACTTATCTAACGGCTTAATGGGAGCAGGTTTGGTACTGTATAGTTCCCGCTTCTTCTCTCTGTCCATCGCTGTATCTATTATATATTCATTGTATAAATTGTGGTCATAGAATTTCAAAAAGTTACGCAAGCTATGAGATGCGTTACAGTTATGGCAATAGTAAATGGCCGAATTCTCTTTCTCTAGAATCCAGCCTCTAGCTTTAGTCTTGTTCTTTTGGGAATCACCGCAGATTGGACATCTGAAGTTCGCTCTATAAGGAGCACTAGCCTTTACTGCGAATCTATCAAGTCTTGTAGATAAGATACCAGTAAACTTTAAGTCTGTAACATTCATAACAACTCCGATGTAGTAATTCAACTGTTAAGTCTATTATACACGGATGGAGCTGGATGTCAAGTCTTATTTTGTCAAAAACTCCATTAATATCTCAGACTCGAAACCGATCATAACACCGATAGCCCAAGCACCGCCAACTACAGCCCATTTCCAGAGTTCTAGTGATGCGACTCTCTCAGACAGCTTATCGAGTACGACATAGCTACGACTATCGTGATCTTTGAGGAATAACATTAGTTCGTCATGTTGATCGTCCATCAACTGCTTCCACTCAACTTCCTTAGAGGTTATACGAGAGTGTAGTAAATCAACAGCCTTTTCTTCTACTCGGGTACGTTCAATAATTTCTGAGGCAGTCGCTACGTGTTTAGCTTCATGCACAGCAAGGATTGAAGCAATGCCATTTGAGGAATCAGCGATTTTATCTATAGCTAAATCCAACCTTGTCATCAGACCTTGAATGTTGGTTACGTCCTTCTTGAGTATTTCCACGTCCGTACGGACTAGGTTTAAATCGTCTTGTGCCATTCTAGTACTTAACCTTTAGGTGTGGTTGGAATAGTGTCTTTGAATCTCTTCAATACGCTACTCTTTTTTTTCTTCTGGAACTTCGGCAGCCTGCCAGGTTCTCCGTCTGATCCAACTCCAATGCCTGCAATGTTACCGCTGCCTGCGCTGTTTGCTGGTGCATCTTCGTCCCACATAGCTTCGAATAATGCATCCATATCTGGGTTGACCATCTGTGGGTCTTTAGAACTTACTTGTTCCATGTAAAGGTTTAGTTTAACCTCAAGTTGCTCTTCCGTGAGAATTTCTCCTTGATCTACTATCTCATCATGTTCTTTGATAAGATATAAGGCAGCCGCATATGAGCCGATTCTGGATTTACCACCAGGTACCTTCTCTAGCAATCTCTTGAGTTTCATAATCATTATATCAAAGATGCCGAATGCATCCTTCTGCTCTCTTGTAGTAAACTTTGTACGTTTGATTAGTTGCTTGCCACTTTCGTCAATGATACCAAGCTTGTATGCCTTCCATTCCACGAACGGAGTACTTAAACGCTTAATAAACTGAAAGACTAAAAATAGGTCAACTATCATAATGCTCTTAACTCTTTTATAATATGATTGTCCAGAGGTATCTCTGAACTGATTATTTTGTTAGTTCCGTATTCTATAAGGTCAGGCATATAACCCAACATAATAACAAAAGGCTTGAGTGATCTATGATAGTCTTCTAGTTTGAAGAATAACATTGGTGTAGCTTCTTTGCCGAAACAATTAAAAATTACCGTCAAATGGTTGATAATCAATCTTACCTTAAGATCGTCATCTTCCTCATACCTTTTAAACAATCTCTTCAAATGTTGAAATCGTTTTAGATCGTCATAGAATTCGTCAGCACTTGCCGCCATTCGTATATCATAATACTTAGCCGCATAGAGCAAAAAGCTATCTTCCTCAAGTTTCATATTTTATTCACCTTTAGTTTAATACAATGAAGAGCAAGTCTCTGCTCTCAAATATATTTATAACTAAAATATTAACGTTGATTGGAGAGATTAAACCCCAATCAACGTCATATTTTCAGTCAGTCTATTATTAAGACTGTGTTGCTGTTACGCCGCTAGAAGCTAGATCGACTGCCGCTGTAGCACTTACTACACAACGATACACTTTACCAGCTAAGTTATTAGTGGTTCCAGTGATAGTCATAGTAGCAGTTGTTACGTTGGTGTAAATACCACTTGCAGAGATGTTCGAGCCATCTTCTTGCCACTGATACGCTAGTCCTGTGTTACCAGGTAGTGCTGTAGCAACTACAGCTAGAACGATGTTAGCATCGCCAGCTAAGTTAACTGTTGCTGAAGCTTGCGTAGGCTGAGTTGTAATTTTGACTGTTCTATCATACAACAATGCATCATCTGTACCGTCAACACCGACATCGCCAGCAGTTGCGGCTGATACCTTCATTGGTACAATTGATTCAACAACGTCACGTACTACTGAGTCTGAAGCTGTAAGCGTGTGTGATCCTACACCTACGACAGATAAGTTCTTAAGACCTGTTGCTCCACCAGTAATAGCTCGTGCGCCTGTATCGTATAGCTTAATCATGCCAGCACCAACGTTATGTACAAACACTGCGGCGTTGTCTGTTAAACCAGTTACGATTGTTTGACCGCCTCTAGAGTAAACCACTGATGTGCCGTTAATTAGTACTTGTTGATTACCAACGAAAACAACGTTATCGGTTAGAGATACAGCAGTAGAATCAAAAGATAATACTGTTGCTGGTACTGTCTTAGTAGAGTACCTGTTCCAACCAGGAGTTTTCATTCCCTTAACTGTGTTAGCCGCTTGAGTTGCTTCCGTTGTATCAACGAAGTACAAATCATCTGGCACTTTAACAAAGTTATGTCCTGCACCTACACCGACACCACTAATACTTTTCAGTCCGTTTGATGCATGGCCAGTTACCGCATGTGCTTTAGTTGTGTATAACTTAATAGTGTCGCCATCGACTCGGTTAACGAATACGGTACCCGCATCTGTCAAGCCACCGATAACGGTTCCACCTGCATCGTTATATACAACTGCATCACCTGTTAAGTAACCGTGTGCTGTTAGTTTAATTGTATTTGATGCGGCAATTACCACTGCGGTGCTTGTTGCATCAAAAATTGTCGTTTTTGTATATACATTCGGCGTTGCTGCCAAAGTATCTACTGTTCCCCATAATGCCATTTTCTTTCTCCTTATTAAATGGATATTTTACTTAGTAGTATTTATAAAAATTTACTGTACGTAACAGTTCAGTTCGTATTTTGCGCCCATGTTATAGACTTGTATCTGTAAGAGTTGCTTAACAGCCTTACCATTCTTTAACAATTTAATAGAATAGCTATTAGTCTTGTCTTTGCCTGGCTTTCTAGGTCCTGTTGCTACTTTATTAGACCAATCATCTTCATCTACATCAAAACCTTTCTTCTTAGCAACTGCAATAGCTTCTTGCACTGCCGCTGAAAATGTGTTGTGATATAGCTTATAACTAGGTGCTTCGTCTAAATCAATAGACTCGTTCATTTTTTCATCGTGTGCGTGTGTCTGACAATTACATGCTGGATCTGGGTTTGCAATTTCGCAACCACAATCTTCACATATGCCAGGCTTTACTGCTTCACTCAAAGGATCTTTGAATTTGCCTTTTGCAAGACGACCCATGATACGCATTCCACCGTCATATACAACATAGTCGCCATTACTAGCAACTGATGATGTGTATCCAACTCCAGGATTCTTACCACCTAGAGCAAGCTTAGTCAATGCTTTGACTGCTTTTTGTTGCTTAACAGATGCCTTCTTTGCTGTTAGGTACTCTTCTTTCATGAGATGTGAATCAATCCCAGCAGTAGACTTTAATTTCCACTGTTTAGCACCCTTCATTGCGGCATCGTATGACGTAGTAGCTTTCACAACCAATTTACCTTTCTTAGCATGAACTACAGTATACGTTAATTCCTTTGCTTCGTCAAGTGATTCGTTCTGTCTTTTAAGAACAGCTTTAACTTGTGGTTGATCAGACAAACCCTTCTTGATCTTCTCAATAGCGTTAATAGCACCTGTCATGTTACCACCAGCATATCTCTTATCTGATGCAACACCAATTGCCATCTTAACTTCTCTAGGAGAGAACCCTTCTTCTAGATCGACTTCTTCATCCATTAAAGATTGAATATCTTTAACATCGAAGCCCATCTTCTTAGCAATCCACTCAGCAGTCTTACCTTTGCTGATATAGCCATGAAGTTCTTTCATCCTGCCTTCGTCTAATTCTACTTCTTCAGTAAAATGTACTGGGACAGAGATAGTGCCTCTCTTAGGATCAAATACTAGAAGACTTTCTTTGCCCTTTGCAGTGCCTTTAAAGTCATTGTGCGTCTTACGGAAGTTTGCTTTGCTAATATGAGCAACACCTTTGACCATCTTATGCTTCATGGCTTCTACCATGATCATCTCGTGATCAAGACTATTCTCTTCTTTTAGCTGTGCCTTAAGTTTTTCGATTTTCTTCTGGATAGCAACTTTCTTCATTTTAACTGAAGATGTGTTACCAAAGAAGGTCTTCATGTACTTCTCAGCTTGATCGATCTGCTTCTGGATTTTTACTTTATCTACGTTAGCAGACAACGTGTCCTGATAGCCATACTCATCAAGATTAGACTCATTCAACTTTTTGACTGTAAGAGTTCCTGTTGGACCTTTATTTGCCATTGGATCACCTAAAGCTTTAGCGCCTTTGGTCAAAGCTTCTGCTGTATTACGAGCTTTAACTTTAACAGTCTGACCCTTCTTTAGCTTATTGATTCCCTTAGCAACTGTAACTTCCCATGTTGCTTGGGCAGCTTCGTCTAGTTCAACTTCTTCTTTGAAAGTCTTAAGTGTCATGATCATGTCTTTGTATGATTTGCCCATAGCATCCTGCATCTTCTGTTTGGAAGCTGGCTTACGTACACCAGCAAACTTGTCCAAAGCGATCTTCATGATGTTCATTGGGATCTTCTGCTTCTTACCGTCAGCAAAGGTAATAGCCATATTACCTCTGACATCCATTGCCTTACGCAACTGCATGACAATATTCAACTTAGCTGATGCTTTATCCTTATCAGTGGCTACTAGATCGTGATCCGCTGGATCAAACTTTTCTTGCATATTGTCAGTCACTATTAATCCTCCAGTGCTTTGGCTACGGCTTTACGGCGACGGTGCAAATATTCATCCGAGTCATCAGTGTCGCCATCGTTGTCGATATCTTTATCTAGACGGTTGACGAACTTCTTCTTAACAGCTTTAGGCTGAACTTTGTCCAATCCTTCGCCATCATCAGATTTCTTGTTAGTGTTATCTTCAGCAACGTCTTCGCTGGAGCACTTACTCTCGTACATTTCGCTTATAGACTTTTGAACGTCTGCGATTGTTTTACACTTAGCATCACAACCAAGACTCTTCTTTGCGTATGCAATGAGTTTTGCATCTGGACCAGACATCTCTACGTCATCACCGCCAAAGCTTGAAGAGCCAAGCTTCTTCATCTTGATACCAGCTGGTGCTTTACCAGTGAAATCTTTTACAGTGATAGTCGCTTCAGTCATCTCATCGCTATGCTCTGTAGATTCGTAGCTTGCTTTAATTTCTGTAGCCTTAGATGCGCCTTTAACAGCAGTCATTACAGACTTTGCAGCCTTGTCTTTATCGCCGATTAAGCCGATCTCAGGAGTAACGTCTGTCACTACTGGCTTCTTCTTATCACCGTCTTTTTTATCAGCATGTCTGTCTTTATGTCCATCTGTCGCTTCTTCGATTGGCTCTGGTGACACTTCAACAGCAGGCTCTTCTACAACAGCGGGTGCTTCAGGTGATTTAAACCCTTGTTTGGCTAGTTGTGCGCCCATAGCATCTGCCATACCTGGGTGCAGTGGGGTTATATCTTTCGCTTTTTTAAACATTATGTTTCTCCTTTATTTGATTGTTAATACTATTTATCAGTTATCTACCTTAGATCCAGCACGCCATTGATAGCACGACCAGTACTTGGCTTTCCACTTTGGACCAGGAGTATCACATCCATGACGGGCACGAAACGAAGCACGGCGACCTGGATCGTCTCGCTTTATTTCCATGTTAGGATCACCAAAGGTTACCTTAACAACATTGCCTTTTTCATTATTGACATAAACTCCAAATTTTTTCTTTGAGCCAGTAGGAAGACGAAAAGGGTCATTCAGCGTAACCTTACGTCCTTCATACTCACTCTCTTCTAGAACGAGTTCTTCGCAATTGCAATCTTCTTTTATGTAATTACGAAATGACTTCATCAGCACTCTCACCAAAAGCAAATTCAAAAGACTCATTAGCATCATCACGCTTGTCAGACTTCATGTAATCCCTAACGGAATCTATATAGTCTGTAGCTTTAGTGATTTTGCTTTGACACCATTCAGGAAGATTATCTTCATCTTCGATCATGTCAATTAAGTCTTCAGCGGCATCGATAATAGTGGTAAGTTGGCCTTCTGCCATTCTACCTTCGTTATCATACTCGCTTGGGTCTTTCTCTTCTAAAACAAATTTGCTGAATGTTTTCATCGTTCTATCCTAATAGTTTTTTGAGTGTGGCTGGACCGGCAATGCCGTCAGCGGTTAAACCATTTTTTGCTTGATACGCTTTTATGGCTCTTTTAGTACCTGGTCCAAATATTCCATCACCTGTTAGACCTAGTTTAAGCTGAACTGCTTTAACAGTATCATTGTTGTCGCCTACTGATATTGTTACATGCGCTGTAGTTGTTTTAGATGCTCCCCAGTTAGGTGACTTCTTACTTACTTTACCACCCAGTATTTCTATTGCACTTTCATAACGAGAAGTACGGTCAGCTAGACCAATATCTCCACCGTTAATGACTTTAGTCAATTTCTTTACGTTACCTGTGTCTGCAATAGCATTCAATTTCTTGTTGCTCCAGAACCAGCAAGCACTTTCAATAGCGCCCTTTTCAGTAGAAACATATTCAGCGGCATCTTCTGCTGTCATATCAATCGACTTACCGAATTTGGTATAGTTCTCACGACCAGTAAGTTGCTTCAGTCCACGACCTCTAAACAACCAACCGTCTCCTTCTTTTACGTTACCCATTTTGTATTTGCGGAACTCATCCATATAGACATAGTTAGCAATCATCTTAGGGTTACGTGCGTATTCTGCGGCATTTCTCTTTGTACCACCAGTGCCAAAGTAACGACCAAATACTCTTCCGAGAGCATCTTCGCTGTAGTTCAGATTCTCTTCAAGAGACCTAAAGTTATTTGACTCGTGGGCACACTGCGAGATAAAGCCCGCAACTCTTTCCATTGTATTAATTTCATACTTAGGGAAGACTTCTTCGATTGCTTCAAACCACATATCCACCTTATCATTACCAGGTATCATTGCGGCAAGCATATCTTTAGTTAGTATCTTATCCATTTTATTTTTCTTTTTCCAAAACATTATTCATTTATTCCTTTTGCGAAAGTTTTCGGGAAACTGTAAACGTGCTTCAATAGTTCTTTCACTTTAACGTTAGACTGCATAATAGATATGCTGTCACCTACATTCTTTGCCGCTAGCCATCTGTGATGCCCATCGATAATATAATTATCTGAACTCACTATGAGTGGCTTTGCTGTACCAATGGTTTTAATCTTGGAAATAGCTCCGACAATTTTGTCTACGTTGAAGTCTTTCTGTGTAGCTTTTAACGTACTAGCCTTAACAGATTTCTTCGTCACACGTACACCATTCTTATTTAGATGCTTAATCAACTCATCGTAGTCTTTAGACTTGACTTGAGGCATCTTATCTCTACTGATACCAAGTGTCATGGATGGTATCTCAACTTTTAACTCAGAGATGTATGATTTAAACTTCTTCATACTTCAATCACTTTATCGCTAGTACCGAAGTTCTTCTTACGCATGATGGTCTTGTTAACCACTTCGTATTCGTCTTTCTTCTTGTCATAGTTTATAACGATAGGCAGATTCAAATCAGCTTGCATGTCTTTCAACACTGCTTCACTGTCAGGGTTCTGTCTGATCTCTTTTGCTTTTCTTTTAGCGATCTTCTTAAATACTTTCTGTAACTCTGCTACAGTAATAGCTGGCTTGTTACGTGCATCATTCATACGATCAGCGAAGTGTCGAGTGAATTCGATGTCAATACCGTATTTAGCAAGTAGGCGATCACCAAACTTTTCTAAGTCATTCAACTGCTTCTGCGTTACTTCTTCACTGAACATAGCCTCGAATGCTTCGTTTACGCTTTCACCAGGAGTGTCTTTCTTGTAACGTTTAGTTACTTTGTCTGTAGATTGATCACCAGCACCGCCCTCTTCTCGCATGTAGCTTTTTGGCAACATAGACGCTAACACTTTATCTCTAATGAAATTAGGATAGGTTCTAGCAATTTGTGCGGCATAGTATGCAACATCATGCCTCATACCTTTGCCTTTAGCTTCTTTCTTCTTACGATCTAGTAAATCCATAAGAGTCTTTAGTGCATGTGTGTAAGCTTTCTTGTGTACAACTTTGCCCATCTTATCTTTTATCATGTCTGCGGGACTTCTCTCGGATAACATTGCTTCGAATGCTTCGTTGACATCTTCTTTAGGCACACAATTTGGAACTTGTTTACCGTTCTTCTTCTTCATGCCCACTTGTTTATGAGAATCCCAGCAAGCTTCTTCAACTTCTTGATCTTCCTTCTTGCCGTACTTCTTGATAGATTCTCTAGACTTGTTAATCATTCTCTTATCATGTTTTGCAAGAGTATCTTTAGTCTTCTTACTTCTGTCAGATGAATATCCCTCTGATCTTGCGTTCTCGAAATCGTCATTAGTGGGAGCACCGTCTGTACCAGGCTTACGCATTTTCTCTTTAGAGCCAGCCTTAATTCGCTTACGCTTCTTATGAATGTTATCCCATAGTCCACCCTTCTTGCCTTCGTCCATGTTAGCAATACTAGCGTTAACGCATGAGAATGCCCATTGATGAATGTCCATAGTATCCGATTCAACGTATGTTTCCATAGCCTCTTCGTATACGTGCTGAATGATTTCTAATTCAACTCCAGACTTAATCGACTTGGCTTCTAAACTTTGCTCAATCTTCTGCTCATCTAATGTTACTTGGTCAAAGATATCGTTAGCGGTCTCTTCAATAAAATTGATCAAAGCATTTTCGTCTACGAACTCTTCTTTGTTGTTATTGACTTGACGCACTTTCTTACGCAGTTCACGTGTTAGTAACCCGTCCATCTCACGCTCATGATCTCGACTCATGTTCTGGCGATCATCTTTGTGCTGTTTCTTTAGAGTTCTCTCTGCATCGGTATTAATAGTAATCTCATCAATTTGAGTCTCTGCGTCCTTCTTAGCACGGAATGCACGAAAACGTTTGTCTATTTTGATAGTACCGTCTGCGTTTAACATCTTGTGGTGTCGCTTTGTAGCATGTTCTTCTATGAACTGTTCGAAGTCCTTGTTAAATGACTCGTTCAAAAAGTTGTCAAACTCCATATCAAAATCTTCTTTTTTGACCTTGCTTCTCTTTGCTATGTCAGCTTTTCTCACTATAGGTAGGAGTCTCTTAGCAATCTTATCAACGGCAGACTTCTTCTTCTCTACACGTTTGTCAATCATCATCTTCTCGCCAGGTCCAAGCTTGGCATAGTTCACGCCCTTCTTGCCTGCGATTTTCTTACGAATAATTTTAATAGCGGCTTTTCTTGCTCTTGATCTTAGCTTGTCCATAGTAGCGGCTTTCTTAGCCATACGCTTACGACCAGCGGCAATCTTACCTTTGTACTTACGCATTAGTAGTGAACGGGCACGCCTTTGTTGCATGTCCATTGCTTCATCGAGTTCGTCAATTTCCATCATCTCAGCGATCTTCATGCCACCACGAACCATGTCGTAGATATCTTGTGCATCAGATTTAAGTTTCTTTGGTAGACCTTTACTGAATCCAGCTAAGTCACCTTCGGATGCCAGTTTACGCATTACAGAAGCAGACATGTTGGCAGCGGATAAATCTTTAGCTGAGTCGGAATCTGGATCTGCTCTTTTACCAGCAGACTGTATTTCGATCTCTTTTAGTGTGTAGTCTTTGCCGTTGTACTTGTTGAGTAGAGTTTCGAATTGTTTAACTCTATCGTCACCTACAACGAGGATGACCTTCTCAAACCTAGTTTCCAGTTCTTGCATGATCTGGATAATAGTTCTAGATTTGGATTTTTGAATTATGTTGTTGCCAAACGCCTTCTTTGCGATCATGATCTTATCGTCATAATCGAGTGGATTTTTCTTAGGGTCTTGGCTGTGTGATATGTAAACGAGAGGAGTTGCTTTGTTCTTTCTAGCAACGTCTTTGATCTTATCTACTAGAATTCCATGTCCAGATGTAATAGGATTCATTCTGCCCCAACCGAGAACAACAGTTCTCATGACAGCTTCTTCCAATTTTGGATTGATTTCTATAGAGTTCTTGTTGAGGAGTTCGTCCTCACTAGATTGTTTTACGCTTTTCTTTTTTGTCTTTACTGGCTTTTCTTCTTCGGGCTCATCAGCGATAGCCTTTTCGTCTGACTTTTGTCCAATTACTTTTTCCATTATTTCCTCTTTATCGTAGGTTTACCTGAGTCTAACTACAAACGTTTGGTGTAAAAGAGTCACCAATCGTGGTGACTCATCTTTATTTATATAATAAGGTAACTACTTACAGGTCTTCAACTGCAACATTGTATGCGGCTCTCAACGTTTCTGAGTGAGCTTTAAGCATATCATATTCTGTCTGTGCTTCTTCTAGACCCAGACGTGAAGCAATTGTTCTAGCTTCAGCTTGTACTGCGTCTTCATTTATGTTCTGAAGGGCACGGGCTCGATCTTTTTGTTCTTGTTCGGCTATAGCTGGATCTACTTCATCGATGATAGGAGCAGGGATAGGAATATCAATAGTGTCTTGTATTAATGGATCATTCTCTGGACCACCATGTGGTAGATCAGTATCAACACGAAATCCTACTTCATCTACTCTAGCTACGTCACCAAATAATGGATGATCAAGAGCATCAATCTCGTCAAGTTCTGTTTCGATATCGACAGTGATCTCGTCTATGACAGCTGGCTCATCAAACATTTCAAAAGCTTCTAGTTCAGCGATTAAATCCGACTTGCTGAATCTGCGATCTAGTTCAATGCCCATCTCACGTCCATAAGCCTCTAGTTCTTTCTTAGTCATTTCTTCAAACGTACTCATTTTCATTTCTCCGATTTAACAAATGTCCAGATACCGTATGCTAGACCAGCCCAGGCTGCAATCTTAACGATACCACCAAATAGAATGATTGCTACACAACCAGCTACAATAACACCAGCGTCTAGACTGGTTCTTTCTAAAAATCTTCCTTTTAACCAATTCATATTATTTCTCCTTTTTTAAAATGCGAAAAGCAGGCATTAAAAGCCTGCTTTATATTAGACTCTTATAGTCTATTTATATGAGAAGTTAACCGAGCTGGCTGAAGTAAGAGTTTCTTCTGTCTAGCAGATGATGAATCACTCATTATGGTCACGATCATTAGTATTATTATTAGTCTATTCACAGCTTCCCATTTTGGCGCATCAACATCAAAGCCTTTGCCTGTTCGTGATATCCCATTCTAGCTAACTGAGAAGCGGCTCTTGCGGCACCCACTGATTCAAGTGTAGCGTATATGCCATCTAGTCTACGTGATAGCGAGGAACAAAAAGTGCAATAGTATACATTCATAGTAGTCATTATACCCACCCACCTAAATTAGGATTAGTGTGTACTTGATTAGCAACTGTATGAATCATTCCTCTATGCAAACCAATGTCTTTTAGTTCTCTATCGGTAAGTTTATTGAGCGTGTTGATTGTCTTACGAGTGCGACTTGCTTCTGATAGTTTAGCCGAGATTCTTTTGAATGTGTCTGTGATGCTGAACCAATCAGATAACACCGTAGTTAGTTGTGACATTATTTTTCTCCTGTATATGTCGTTGTTAGACTGTTCTAACACATATATTTATACAGGAAAACTAAATTTGCATCGCTTTTAACAATGAATTTTGGGCATACTCGTTATGCGTTTGGTAACTATTACTTCTGCCAGCCCTTTATGACATCAGCATTGAAGTTGGCTTTAGAGAACTGTAGTCTATCGACTAGCTTAACCGCATTCTTACCCATACGATCAATAGCAACAAAACCTTCTTGCTCCGTCACTTTGTAACCATCAGCAGTCTTGAGGAATGTACCTACGTTCTTTGCTTTATCTAACTTACGTATGATAGTCAACTTAGCATCTATGATCTGGTTGTATAGAGTAAACAGAGCCACGATCTGTGCTTTGTCAGTATTAGAGAAATAGGATAATATTTCCTTGCGCTTTGCTTCTTTACCAGCTTTACCCTTCTCGGTCTTCAGTTTATCAATCTCTTTCTGATAGTATGCATAGATGTAATCCATTAACTCAGTTACGAACTTTGAGGGATTTTCAATCTTTGCGCCTGCACGAACTTGAACATTCATGAAGGTCTTTGTACGAACCAACAACTCTGGATTTTCTGTAATGCCATCGAATGTTGCTCGTTTAATTGTGTTAAACAGTTTGCCTGCCTTAGATAGGCTAGCAGTAACTAGAGCAGTCTCAGCTTTAGTCATTGTGGCTGTGCCTGATAAGTCTTTGTATATTGCGTCTACTGACCATACTGATTTGTTCGTTTTGAGATTGCTTGCGATCTCCTTTCCAAAACTTGCAGACATTGATTCAAAAGATTTACCTCTGTATTCAGTGTGCCAAACCACACCGATCTCGGATCCGAGGATTTGTGTAGCAAGTTTGCTTTTCGCTGGTATCGCATAAACAATGGTATTAGGATGGAAAGTAATATACGATTCTCCATCAATATTCGTTTTTCGTAAATCTTTCTTCGCATATAGGAAATCACCTTGAATCACCCCTCTAATATTCAATGCTGGCAAATGCTTCAGTGCCAACTTCATTTTAACATTCAAATCACCCTTTGCGATATCATCATCGATATCCTTCATAGTCTTATAGACCTTAGGATTCTTATTAAAGATTCCCTTCTTAGCAACAAAGAACTTGCCATCAGAAGGATCTTTGCCTGCAAATACTGCGGGTGCACCATCCCACTTCACTGTGACATTTACAGCGGCTTTCGAATCACCTGCTAACATATCACGCAATGCACGTAGATAGTTAATAGACTCACGGGCACCATCAACACCAGCATTTAGCAGATTGTCTTCGAGGTGTTCCATATGAACATTTTTGTCTTCGGTTATATATGTTGCTAAACGTTTCATAGTTTTATCTTTAATCCTACTCTTGTAGCGCCACCAGAGGCACCACCGTATGTTGCTAACACAAATGATTTGAACTTAGGAAGAGCTGGCGCTTTTAAAACATTCTTTGCTTTGCCGCCTCCGACATAATATATTTCAACATCATCTCCTGATCTATTATGTATGACGAAGTAATCATCTCCACCGTCTTTGAAGTGATCTAGGATAACTTGTCGTAAACCTGTTAAAGTCGTGCTGTCGTTGATAGCAAACTCTTTTGGAAGTTTACCAGACTTTACTACACCTTCATCACCTGCTAATCCGATAGATGGGTCACGTGCATGAAAAAAGTCTATGAGTCCTACAAAGGTTAGAGGAAACTTGCCTCTTTTCATAAGAGTACTAACACTACCAGCTTGAGAGAAGTCACCCTTTTCGCTGAACTTAGTAATCACAGGCTTTTCTTTCTTGACCTTCAAGAACTTGATATAAACATCAGCGATCTCTTCTATCAGATCAATTTTACGTCCTGCTCTTTTCACTGACTTGTCAAAGAATGTAATAGGAGCTGTTCTATTATTAGCACCCTTAATCTCGAACTGTACGACAGACTTAGCGATAGTCATTACTAGATCGGGAATAGTTGAACCAGGCTTTGCAGTTTTGAACTCCGATTCTACCTCAATACCTTTCTTGTATGCCATATCTTTAACATGCTGTGCTACCATATCTTGCGTAGCTGAACCAGATCCTACACGTCCCTGATTGGCACCTGCTGGCTTAATAACTGAACTAATTGCTATGTAGCCGTCTGGCTTCTGATCAAATCCTACAAGAGAAGCTGGTGCAAGAGTTGAGCGTTTAGTGATTCCAAACTCTGTTGAACGATGTAGTGTTGCAGGCAGAGTAAACCATACCTTCTCATCTTTCTTCATTTGCCGTCTGATACTACCATCTTCTCGGTACATATTAGTAGGCTTAGAAACCACAAACCCTTCTTTGAATTTATAGTCGTTTAGAGAGGTTGGGGCATACGTAGTTCTTTCTCCGGCACCAGTAAAATCTTTATTGTTACCAGGTCCTGAGGGAAAGTTTTTAGGACTGAATGTTGCCACTTCGTTTAGCCACCTTTTGAATTTCTGCATTCCATCTACACTTTAATTAGGATTATAGTCTGTATGTTATTATTTATAATATGCTGTTAGCCCTTACTGAGGCTATTAGCTCGTGTTGACATCACTTTAACTTCTAAATCCATGAGTTGTTTCAGAGACATCTCTTCAAATCTATCAGCGATTGGTCCCCACGGCTCTTTAGATACCCAGTATGCCATTGATCTTAGTCTACTTAACATCTGTGCATCCGTCATTTCTAATTTATCATTCATAATTAATCCTTGTTTTTAAAAGCAGGTTCATTACGCATTTGATCCCAACGATAGAAAGCCTTTCTATCACTACACCAATACCATCCAGTGTACTTTTGATCGTCTTGACTCACATCACTTTCGTAATACTTTAAACCTTTCTTTACTGTTACTGTCATCATCTTATCTCCTCATTTGGGCGTAGTGTTTTGGGTCGTCACCTCTTCCGACTGGGACTGCATTCGATTTGTGCATCGTTGCGATTCCAATAATATAGCTTCCTGTATAGACGGGTCGCTCCTTTTTTGCACAGACATCCGGAATTGTCTCCTCCGAGAGGCTTGCATAATCTTTTGTTTGTTGGCGATACGTCTCTTTCGGGGCATAGGGTACAAAATCCTTCTTTTTAAGTTTTAGCTTTCCTGAACGATACATTACGTATTCGTCAACACTTGCAAACTGAAGTCTGTGTAGGTTACCCCTACGCATTTCTTTATTGTACCTACGCCATTCAATTTCCATCTTTGCCATATCCAACTTCTTGGCTTTGCGCTTCTTGCTAGATGGTGCATAAATGCCCTTGATCATGTGCATACTCACAGAGATAGTCGCCTATAACTCTGATTGAATATCATATTCACAAACTCTGCTGGTGCGCCAGATAAACGAATTGCAGTCTTCTTTACGTTCTCTTCGTCATATTTATCATAAGCGCATTCAAGTATTCTAGCTTCATGTAATGCTTCGTCTACTGCTGTTTCTAGTCGAGTCTTTCCCATAATATGCTTCCTTTAATGATCTAATAACGTTCTCAATTCCTCTCGGATACTCACCCGAAAACTTTAATCGCCCACTTTCATTTGCGATTCTATACTTATGATTATGCACTAATTTGTCCCAATTGTCAAGCACTTTCTTTGTTAATTTTTCGAAGTACGAATCCGTTATAAGTGGGTTATCCGATTCGTAATGTGAATGCAATGCCATTATGTACAATGGTATTGCCATGTTGATGTCACCGTCCACAATATCTAAAAATTCAATGTCCATTAGGTATTCTACCTCCAAACATAAACTCCTTTAACATTTCTTTCTCTAAGGCGAATGCTTCGATCTCCCATGGCAATTTATCATATTCGTCATCAATTGGTATACCGAACCACGTAGAAGGACTTCTTCCTTCACCCGACACAAGTCTTCCGTCGATGTATTGTTTAACATGGACTAACTCATGAAACAGTGTTGCTTGCATCTGCTCTGTGCTGGTGTTCCTATTTATCTCTATAGAGAATTCTAACTCTTTCTTATCCATATCCATACAGAATCCAAAGTGCTGATCATGCTCTTGAACTAGAAAGTCTATGCTGAGGTATGTGGAGTATGGTAAATCTAGGTACGCCTCAGCAAAAGCTAGAGTGTCATCTAGTATCTTTTTTGTTAATTTTCTCGGTTTCCTATAGGTAGAATATAACATATGTCACTTTCGGGTTTTTTAATTGTATAAATAGCAGTATGGGTGCGTGTTAATGTTTTTAATTAGACAAGAGGCAAGTGTGATCGTTTATAAACAACTCACAGAAGGAATAACTGGTGTAGCATCAAGTATGCAGGTGGGGTTCCTACCAGTCACGCAAACTATTTAAAAAAGACAGTCTTCACAGATTGTCTTTTTTTTCGTCTATAAACCCTTGTCCTTGTAATCTTTAATCGCAGACTTAATAGCATCTTCAGCTAACACACTACAATGTATCTTAACTGGTGGTAAAGCAAGTTCTTCGGCTAGTTCAGTATTCTTTACTAAGTTCGCATCAGTAAGATTCATGCCTTTGACCCATTCAGTAAGAAGACTAGAAGATGCAATAGCACTTCCACAGCCGTAAGTCTTGAACTTCGCATCAGTGATTATATCATTCTCTACCTTTATCTGTAGTCTCATAACATCACCACATGCTGGTGCTCCTACCATGCCAGTGCCTACAGTTGGGTCGTTTGGATCCATTGTGCCGACATTTCTAGGATTCTCATAATGATCTAATACTTTCTTACTATATGCCATGTGGCACCTCTTATTCTACGTAGAAAGACTCTCCACAGCCACACTCGGCTGTAACATTTGGGTTGACGAATTTAAAGCCTTCGTTCAATCCCTCTTTTAAATACACTAACTCAGATCCAGCTAGATAATTTTTACTCTTCTCATCTATCACTATCGTCACACCTCTATCGGCTATAACAGTGTCATCTCTATAGACCTCGCCATATGTATATTCTAGCACATATGCTAAACCACTGCAACCAACTGTACGAACTCCTACTCTAATACCTTCACAATCTGGCTGAGATGCCAGTTTTCGAATCAACGGTTCGTATGCAGATTCCCCTATAGTGATCATCTTACTTTACCAAACTCAATGTTATCTTCTTATCAGCAAAGAACGTTGGAGTATTGCCATCAAAGCCTGCCCCATTGTTCAGTAGTTCGACCATTCGTGTGGCTAGTTCTTGGGTGCCAGTATAATACACTGTCAATCCACTAGGCTTCTCTAACACACAATACTCAGTACCTTTATCGGTTACCGTATATTTCACTCAGTCATCTCCTTGATCTTATTTGCCAATTTATCCACATCTCTGCGTAGCAATTCGATCTCGTTTGAAACATTGGGATACTTTCTTTTCCATGCAATACCTTCTTTGTCCAGAATATCAATGCCATATCGCTTACTTGCCCAACTCGCTATGTCATCGAAACGATCATAACACCAGATTCCTGCACGAGTATCTTTAAACCATTTCGTTGATGCCGCACCTAATAGTGCACCCGCAACGTTACTAACTATCCACATCCACATATGTTTCTCCTTATTTTAGTCCACCAAAATCTGGCTTACTCTTGGGTTTATTGTTACGATACGATAGAACATTATTACTGTTACCATCATTTCGCTCTGCTTTCATTCTCTCTCCAAAAGCGCCCTTATCTGCAACAGGACCATCATTAACTAGACCTTGTTGAGCAGACTCTTCAGCATCATATAGCTTCATCTTAGATCGATCTACACCGATCACAAATCGCTTAAGTGTGTTTGTGTCACCCCAACGATTTTTCAACTGCTTTACCATCAACTGCCCTAGACCCTCAAGTTCTTCTGTAGATATCAGACCGAACATAAAGTCAGCAGTAGCTGGTAGACCGAACGACTCAGACGTATCTTCGAGGTTCAAATCAGAACTACTATAACCTGTACGAGTTGTCTGCGTAGCACTAAGAATAGGCACGTTAAACTCTACAGCTAGTCCACGAAGTTCTTCAGCAATAGCTTTGATCAACGTATAAGAGTTGACATTACCACCGGCTTTCATTCTAGCACTTGTACATATATTTAGATAATCAATGTATATGATATCTGGCATAAAGTTCTTCTTTAGTTTCAACTCATTCAAGAGGTGTCTAAAGTGTGAAGAACCCGCACTAGCAGTAGGATACTCTTTAACAATCAACTTACCTGTAGTCTTAGCTTTCACTCTATTGATACGCTTCATGAACACATCTTTAGGCATATCTTGTAGACTGTCCATAGTTGTATTCATTAAGTTAGCATCGATACGCTCAGAGATTTTCTCTTCAGCCATTTCCATAGTAATATATAGTACATTCTTACCGTCCATCAGATTGGCTGCCGCACAGTGCGTCATGAATAGTGTCTTACCAACACCAGTACCAGCTAGACAGATACTAAGAGACTTTCTAGATAAACCACCCTTAGTAATCTTGTTGAAGAGATCGAGGTCGAAACCAACCTTGTCTTCTTTACTATGATAGAACTCATATCGGCCTTCAGTGTCTTCTAGAAAATCGTGACCAATTGCTTGATCAAAAGAAACACCAAGAGCAGTAGACAAAAGATCAGGAATTGACCCCTTGTCTAGCTCCTGATGAGCACCGTCCAGTACGAGAATAGCTTCACGAACTGCATTGAAGACTGCCTTATCTTGGCAGAACTTCTCAGTCTTATCTACGATCCAGTCAATATCAGTTTTATCATCATACTCTAAAGCATCAATAGTTTCTACGATGTTCTTATATTGATCATCGCTGATATTGTCCTTCTCTTCGATAGAAATACGCAGGGCTTCCCGAGTGGGAATCCCGTTGTAATCAGAGATATACTTGACGATAGATTTGAATATTGTTTTGTCAGTAAAGTCACCGAAGTAATCTTCACTTAGAAACGGTACAACTCTTCGCATGTAATCTTCATTATGTAATAAGCCCGCAAGGACAGTGTTCTCAATCATCTACTAAGACCTCCTCGATCTTAACATTACTTTGGTCATCTAACATAGGACCATTAGCCATAGTGTAACTATTCTTAATGTAGGTAGCAAAGTCAGTCTTTTCAAACATCATTAACCAGAACTCATTGTTATCATGTATCTCTTTGGCTCTCATCTTAGAAGGCATAAGGACTTCACCAGTAGCTGGATTAACAGCCTCATACCAACCAACATTTGGCTTAACTAGATAACCGCCAGCCTCTGCAACATCCATCAACCCAGACCACTTAGAGATACCGCCTTCAAATGTAACAGTAACAGGGATCTTAGACTTCTCACGAACATAACGAGACTTCTCGATATTGATGATAAAGTGGTAGCCCTTAATCTCAGTGCCAACCTTCTCTTGTTGACGACCAATAATCCAAATAGAATCAGCAGAATAGTAAGCACCAGTACCACCAGACACAACGTCTTTAGGATACAAGCCAATCTCTTTGTACGTGTGATTTACTGCCACAAGTGGAATATCTTTCAAATTCAAATGCGGTGTGATCATACGGAACAAAGACTTCATCTGCTTTGCACGTGACATATCTGCAACAGACTTACCGTCCATAGCGTCATCAACTTCTTTCTTAGAAGCAAGGTTACCAATAGAATCGATAACGATACAGACTTTATCGTCTTTGGTTATACCCTCTAACTGCTTCATAATATCAAACTTTAACTCTTCGACATTCGTAATAGGTGTATGGATAACTTGATCCATGTTTACACCAAACGATTCGAAGTAAGCTTGAGGTGTACCAAACTCAGAATCATAAAATAAGATTACAGCATCTTTATTCTTCTTTTGATATGCGGCTGCCATAAGCAACGCAAATGCAGATTTAAAATGCTTTGATGGACCTGCAAGCATAAGCAAGCCAGGTGTCAAACCACCGTCTACACGACCAGACAATGCTACGTTTACCATAGGCACAGGTGTCGGTGACATTTCTTTCTTACCATAGACTTTAGAATCCATGATAGATGCTGTTAATTTAACTGTCGAATTTCTCGCCAGCTTCTCCATTAATGATGACATAATTTACTCCTCTATTATATACTTTAGTCTGACTAGTATAACACTAATCATTGTAGATGTCAAACAGTTTCTTTTCAAATTGTTCAATTTTATCTGTGCGGTTTGGCCAGAGGATGTACTCTTTCTCTGGATTTGCCTTTAGATTATTAAGCAAAGGCACTATAGCATTGTAGAGATCATCTAGTCTCTTTTGCGTACCCTCTGCGTTAGATGCTACTGTAGTAGCTGTGGTTTTAAGTTCCTTTACCGACTGTAATTCGTCTTCATCTACTGCCGTGAAACCAAAGTCAAAAATGTCTTTTGTCATGAGAAAAAACCCTCCAATGAGTTTATGTATTCTAGTTCCCAGTTGATGGCATCAGATACCAACTTCAAGGGTTCTTTGAACGTCTTGTTAAATTGTGTTTCATAATCTACATATTGGTGCAGTCCGAACTCTTCTGGTAGGAACTGTGCAAATGATATAACATTCTCCATAATTGGATTAGGCATTTTCATGTAACAGAACTTCACTTTGGTACCGTTCTTGATCTCTTCGGTATTCAACTTAGCTTTCTTTAGTTGCTGATTATATAGTAATGCTCCACGAACATGAATCGGTGTGCCACTTTTATAAGTTATATGCTTATCTTTCCACTTAGCAATGTCACTCACACCACGAGGAAACGAAACGTCTTCTGGTGGCAAAGTCTTAAACTCTTCAAAGAACTCTGCTACGAACTTTTGTAGTTCTGCTTCAGTAGAGTTCAACATCAACTTATATGCCTTAACAAACTTATCACGTACAACTTGAGGCGTAGAAGACTTAACAGCTTCGATGCCCATCACTTTAAGCTTTGGCTCTGCGTACTGCACACCCTCGTTATTGTGAACGTTCAAGATGTAACGCTTCTTAGCCATCCATATGCCCTTATCAGCTATAGCCTCACGTGCCATAACCATACGATTTTCAAAAGCATTCATTTGTGTAAACATTCTATCATAAGCTTTAGCCAGAATAGGAACGATCTTTTGCTCACAGGCTTGGTCGATAAATTTTACTGGATCTTTAGGATTCACAGCATTGACCAGAGGTTCCATGTTCACGTATAATGAGTCAGTGTCCATAGCAATCACGTAGTCTTTATCATCAGATTTGAGAATACCATTCATCGCATCATTCATAGCCTGTTCAGCCCACTTAATTGCTAACTGACCAGATAGTGTAATACCCTCTGCAATACGCATATCAAAGTAACGGAAGTACTGATTACCTAACGCACCATAAAGGGAGTTAAGTAAAATCTTAATAGCCATTTGCGTATTCTCAAGTCTATTTATCTCTCGACTGAGTTCTGGAGTCTTATTCTTCTCATAATCTTGCATTAAAACGAGCATGCCACGTTTGACTTCTTTACGCTCATTGTACAGACCAATAATGATTTCAGGCAATACACCACGCTTGTCGTTACGATACATAGAACCGTTTACTGCTACCGATACGTTTCTTTCACGCAATTCATCATCGATGCCATTCTTCATGTAATACTCGACACCACTTGCTGTGAAATCACCAGGATCATTGAGCAAAGTTTCGGGTGACATATTGTACTGAACAATCAAGTTTGGATATAGAGAGTTGAGGTCGAATGATGTTACCCACTTGCTCATGCCGACATGTGGATCTTTTACATAGCCACCAGGATATGACTCTTTGTGTTTACGTGCAGAAGGTGGTACAGCGATCTTTCGCTCATTCAAATATCGATAAATGATAGAGTCCCAGATAGAAGTCGTACCAAACGTCTCCATGTAGTTCACACCACCCTTGTAAGCTACGATCAAAGCTAAGTCCATAAGACCTGTCTGCTTGTCGATTTGATCTACAACTTGAACATCTCGAATATTGTAGTCAATAAACTTCTGGTGATTGTGTTTGTATAAAGTGTGAAGGCTACCATATTCTGCATATGAAAGCTTCTTCTTGCCTAAGACAACTGAGGCAATGTGATCTAAAGTATAAGATGCTTGTGTACCATAAGAGTAGCCAAACTTAGTGAATAGATCATAGTAATCCATTTGCTGGACACCATACATCTCGTATGCATCTAAGTTCTTACCCTTAACATTAATCTGACGGTGCTTCACAACACCAAACGGAGAGAACTTCTTAACGACATCATTGCCAAGAATCTTTGTAGTTCGATTGATCATATAAGGTATGTCAAAGAAACGTAAGTTCCAACCAGTGATGATGTCAGGACAGTTGTGTGACCAGAATGTTAAGAACTTCAACATAAGGTCATCTTCGCTAGTACAATGTCGATACTGGATCATAGCACCATCTAGTTCTAGTTCAGACTTCGAGGCATCATAATCACCAAGACCCCACACATGAAATACATTATGCAGACTGCTCTTATAGGCAATAGATATGATTGGATAGTTAGCAACGTCTGGCTCTGGGAAACCCTCATCAGACATAACCTCGATATCGATATTACCGACTTCGATCTTCTTCAGACTGTATGGGACGATACCAGGAAACTTCTCAGCAATAAACTGTGCAACGAAGTTGTTGTTACCATGTATTTTGAAATTGTCAATACCTTCATACTTCTTAACAAACTCAGTCGCTTCACTCATAGAGTCAAGTTCTATAGGCTCGATACCAGTACCATCGAATGCTTTCCAGTCACTCGATGGTTTGTTAGATTGAAGATACATAGTTGGCTTGAAAGGGATCTTAGTTTGAATCCGTTCGCCATTATCATTATAGCCTCGATACAGAATTTTATTACCGTATCGGTTAACGCAAGTGTAAAAACTCAATTTATAACCTCATTTTGTATGGTATAGTTTACATTGTACACGATAAGAAACACTTTGTCAAGCGGATTAATCAGATCGCTCACCAGTTCCGTAATCTACAACTACAGGAAAACGTGGTACACCATCAGGCGTTAATCCAAAGTATCTCAGTGTTGCCCACGTAGGAGATTTTTGTGATTCCCAAAGTGCTTTAAGAACGTCTTGTTTGCCTCTAACACCAGAACCACACGTCTCACCATTTGGCATACGTAGGATAAAACGCTTCGTATGTCCATGCCAGTTACCTTGTCCTTGCTCCATAGAAACGACTTCGAACTCTTCAGTGATGAACTCTTTACGCTTCAGTAATCCATTACTACGCTTGTTCTCATACACGATGTCGTTACGGACCATCTGACCTTCATAACCGTCAGTCATGTATTGTCCATACATAGCATCAAGCGATTCTTGATCTGGGCAGTAAGTAGTGGGAACTAGTCGAGTGCATCCCTCTGATTTGATAATAGCCTCTAGTACATGAGTACGTTGTGCGAAAAGAAGACTGGGACCAACACTGCTAAACATATCGTACACATGATATTGTACCATCTTCTCTGCTTCAAGAATATCTTCAGGCGTAGACTTACTTTTACGAACAAGGCTAGTGATCTTATTGAAGTCTTCTTTCAAGTCATGGTTGTACAACTCTCCGTCTAGAACGATATCAGGACTATTCTCTATGATAGACCTAACTGATTCCCAGATGTGTGGACAGCTATTGATTGGTTTGCCTTGACGTGTCCATAGACCATTCTTATCAGCAATACAGCGAATGCCGTCTAACTTAGGCTGACTGAATCCCTCAGATTGATGACGCTTTGTGTAGTCGCCAGCAAGCATGGGCTTGAATCGTTCGTAGGAATCTACGTCTTCTATTTTTGGGAAGTACTCTTTCTCTGCCTTCTTGTCCCAATTAGCTTGGGCTTCTGATTCGGCTTGAGTGCGTGATGTCGTGCCATTGATTTTGCCGACATTCTTAGGTTCGCTGATTTTCCATCCAGAGGTAACTAACTTACCTTCTTGCAATCCAGCTATTGATCTGGTTCCAAATAGGTCTTCAGTATTAGTAGGAAAACCATGTTCGACTAGCCCGACTTCTATAGTCAGTACTCGTATCTTACCTTTACTGTCACGTTTGTAGAGGGTGGGTAGGCTTTGTATAGTTTGCATAATATAGTCTCTCACAATTATTCATTTGATGTATACATTATAGCACTGTTTAGTGCAATTGTCAAGCAAAAAAAAGAGAACTTTCGCTCTCTTTTCGTCAACAAGACGTTATACTAGTTGGGTCAAACAACTAGCGATTACAAAGGTACTTAGCGAGAATAGTATCAAAAAGGATACTGTATCGCAGAAATCACCATCGCAACTCTTTAAAAAAGATGTTGCATTCTTCATCAGTTTTTATACTCCTATAGAAGAAGTTAATATTAAGGTGAGAGCCGAAGCTCCCACCCGTGTCATTACTCTGTGAGTAGTTCTTTTGTGTCTACCCCTTTAAAGGACTTATTGATCACAATCTTCTGTGCTTTTTTATCCTCTGGGATGACATCTTCTAACAAAATTCTCAGCATTCCATTACTGAGTGCGGCATCTTTAACTACCACTGTTTCGGCTAGAGTAAACGTTCTTTCAAACGCTCTTGCGGCAATGCCTTTATGAAGGTATTCCTTCTCATCGGTATCGCTAACACTGCCGACTATTGTCAACACACTTTCTTTTACATGGATATCAATGTCATCGTCAGTGAAACCTGCGATAGCCATTTCGACCATGAAAGTAGTATCACTTTCTTTCGTGATATTATAAGGCGGGTATGTGACAGTTTTAGCCGTAGCTGAGTGCATCTGTTCGATGCGATTAAAGATTCGATCAAATCCAACTGTCGTGAATGGATCATATTTTGTTTGCATGTAAGTCATTATAGACCTCCTGTTAAGCAAGGGTTAAAGTTATGAGCCCTCGAAAGCGACTCACTTTTATTTATATAAATTAGTTATGACTTTTATCAATAAACTCAAAAAAGATCATTACTTTTTTGCATAGAGTTTATAAAGAGTAGTTATGACCTTTTCAGTTCCCACTTTATATTAAGTAGACTGTAAGCAAGCCTTCGAAAC